CAAAACTATAGTTAGCAAAGAATACTCTGTGCGCATTAACGGTTCAGATATGCGGTTATGTTACACACCTAATGGTGGTTCTTTTGAAGATATTTCTGACTATTTCCCGAGTGGATATGAGTTTGACCCAGTGTTGTTTGATATGCACTATCGAGATAACGAGGGTAAAATAATAGTATCCAAAGGGAAAGGTCAACCGGGTTTGTTCAGCAATGGACATTGTGAATCCCAGGGTGTTAAATACGAAAATTTGAGTATTAACACTTTTAAGGGTCTGTGTGGGGCTGTTCTCATAGCAGACGCACGCTTCCCATTTATAGTTGGAATTCACGTCGGGGGAGAAACTAACAAACCTCGAGGCAATGCAGTAACAATTAGTAAGGAAGATTACAAATTTGCATTGTCACAAGTGCGTAAATTACCAGGTGTTTTAGTAACTGGTAGTGCTACTGCCTTCAGAAAGGTTCAAATGGGGATTAATATAATGAAAGATGAACCTCTTCATTATAAGAGTCCTTTAAACTATATCGCAGAAGGAAAGAATGCTATTACGTACTATGGCTCTTGTCTAGGAGCCTCTACAACCAAACCGCAAGTGAAGCAATCCAAAATTTCACGTACAGTCACAAAGATTTGTGGTGTAGAAAATATTTGGGGTGCACCAAAATTGAATCCAACTTGGTTTGGATGGCAGAAGGCTTTGAATTCAATCAGTGAACCAGCGGATCCATATCCACCAAGTTTATTGAAGAAAGCAATTCTAGACTACAAGCGCCCTCTATTAGAAATAATTGCCAAATCTAATGAATGGAAGAAGTGTAGACCACTTACCGATATTCAGAATGTTAATGGCATACCAGGTGTCAAATTTATGGATGCTATAAAGTTGAACACTTCCATGGGAATTCCTTGGACAGGAACAAAAGAACCTTACGTTGAGGTAGGGGATCCTACTGTGGATTACCCTGAAGGAATTAGGTATTTTAATGATGAAGTCATGGGAGAAATTAATCTAATAGAGAATTTGTATAGAGAAGGCAGACGTGGAAATTGCATTGTCAAGGCATGCAAGAAACAAGAAGTACTCGATGTGAGTAAAGGCAAATGTAGAATCTTTTACGTTAGCTCTGTAGTTTTAACCTACTTAGTACGCAAATACTTTCT